GTTTTTAATAAATTAAAAATGGAGATAATGGATGAAACCAAGCAGTAATTATCAAATTGGACAGCACCTTAAACGATTACGAAAACAATCAAAACTCACACAATCTAATATTGGAGATCAAGTTTCCGTATGTTTTCAACAAGTTCAAAAATGGGAAAAAGGAATTAACAGAATTTATGCTGATCAATTACTTCAAATATGTGAGCTAAATGATTGGAATATAAAAGAATTTAAGGCATCGGAGTCATCCGTTTCAGCCCTTGAAAGTAAGCTAACGCAGCCATTAAGTTAGATCTACGGCTTACGTACCCTATTGTTGCGTATTTAAGCGAGAGTGGATAATACGCACAATAGGTAAAAGATTCAGGAAGAACATATAGGCAACATTTCCACTATTAACACAACATATTGTGCGTATTGTGAATATATGTTGATTTGCTTAGAAAATTGGATTAGTTGCTATTTAAAGCAATTAATTATCGATATTAAAACCATTAATTATCGGAAATCTGTAAAGAAATCAAGGTATTTATTACCTATAATTACTACCGATAATTTTTGCAGGTTTTTCTCGTACACAATTGTTCTCATTAAATCAGCATATTTATCTAAAACAAGTGCAAAATATGGAGGAACTAATGGCTAATGAAGCTTTAGGCCCTTTATTTCACAATGCTTTAATTCCACAATTTGTAGCTGCTAGAAAGAAGCTGAAAATTTCACAATTGGAGATGGATGAAATTCTGGGAGTTGCCAAAGGATTGGTAAGTAAATGGGAATGTGGAATACGAAAACCGAGTGGATGGCTATTTTGCTGTTGGGCAGATGCTTTAGGTATGACAATACAATTAACTCCAAAAGAGGTGCAACATGACAATCAACCCAGATCTTAATCCAGGTGATATAACAAACGATCCTATAGTAAATGAAGTCGTTAAGTTAATTCTTGATAGACACATTCAAGGTATGAACAAGTTTGGTAAGACAATGGAAGCTAACGATAGACCGTTAGACCAATGGATTGCTGAAACAATCGAAGAATTATTAGATGCTGTTCACTACTTAACTAAAGCTAAATCGATAACGGATAAATTTAAAGGTAAAGAAAAACTTTTAAATGAATTGTTAGCTAAAGCTAAAGAAGACACTTTTACTGTAAAGGAATCGAATGCTGAAATTCAAAAAGAAATCTAACATAGATTATTCAGCTCCTCATAATAGACAAATGATGTTTAGGATGAGGTTATTAAAATTTTATAAATTAATAGAATTTGATGAAGATGTTTATACAGCTACAGCTAATAAAATATTGAATGGTACTCTACCCTATCGATATGTAAATCAAATTGAAAAATTGAGGTTAGAACATGAGAAAGAAAAAAAAGCTAAATGGGAAAAAATCAAAAAAAAAGGTGCAACAGCTATGGGCATCAAGGTTCGAAATATTGTTAAGAGAAGTACACAAGAAAGATAAAGATTTTTATAAAATAGGAGGAACGATATGAATGATAAAGAAAATGATAACGAAATTAAATTTGTTGGAGAGTTTGATAGAAAACAAGGTATTGGTGGTAGTGATGCTACCAAATTATATAATGGTGAATGGCATACACTATGGTTAGAAAAAACAGGTGATGCAGAACCAGTAGATTTATCTGATGTGTTACCAGTACAAATGGGAGTACATACAGAACCATTTAATATTCAATGGTTTGAAAAACAAACTGGATTAAAAGTTAGTAATAGACAAGAAACTTTTTTCCATAAAGATTATCCTTATTTGTATGCTCATGTTGATGGTTTAATATTAGGTGAAGATAAAGCTTTACTAGAATGTAAGCATACTAATGCATTTACAAATTCTAAAAAACAAGCTGATAAATATAAAGCACAGATACAACACTATTTAATGGTAACAGGTTATCCTAAGTTATATTTTTCTGCATTTTATGGAAATATGAAATGGGAAGCTTTAGAAATTACTGCTGATGCAGAGTTTCAAGAACAATTATTAAATGCTGAGGTTTTATTTTGGCATTTTGTAACAACCAAAAAAGAACCACCAGAGCATATTAGCTTTGATAATTTTAATAAAAAGGAGTTTAGTGATGGCAGAACAATCATACCCATACTCTCCAGGGCATAAAGAAGTTGATACTTCTATAGAAGCTGCTGAAGCAATTAAAGAAGGTGTAGAAACTATTAGAAATAAAGTTTTTAATGTTATTGCTAATAAAGGAAGTTTTGGTGCAACAGCTGATGAAGTTGCTGAATTATTAAATTACAGTCCATTTACTGTAAGACCAAGAGTGACTGAGTTATTCAAGCTCAATAAAATTGAACGTAAAGATAAACGTAAAAATTCTAGTCAGAAAGCTGCTTATGTATATGTAGTTAGTAAGACTCATATTAATAATCAATATACAGAGAAAGGAATATAATGGGAAAACCAATTGATAGTAGAGCTTTAGCTATATTAAAAAAATATGAACTAGATCAAAAAGATGATCAAGGTCAATATAAAGCCTTATGGGATTGTCATGGTAGTTGGGTTATGTATCACAGATACATTGAACTAGCAGGTGCTAAGAATAGCATTAAATACAAATTTGATGAAATAGAAACTAATTCAGCAAATGGTATTGTATGTGTTAAATGTACTGCTGTGTTAGACAAAGGTAATGACAAAAAAATACAAGTTGTTTCTTATGGAGAAGCATCTCCTAAAAATGTTAAAGCTAGTACATATCCATATGCTATGGCAGAAAAACGTGCTTACGATAGATGTGTTCTTAAATTATTAGGTTTACATGGTTTTGTTTATTCAGAAGATGAATTACCAGATGATGTAATAGCAAAAGGTAAAGCTAGTAAGCTTGATAGTAATATTAAAATATTAAAACCAAAGGAGGTTAAAAATGATAAATAAAGTAATCCTAGTAGGTAGATTAGGTGCTGACGCAGAAGTAAAACAAACTTCTAAAGGCGACAGCATGGCTAACTTATCTTTAGCAACTAATAAAAAGTTTAAAGATGATGAAAAAACAACTTGGCATAAAGTTGTAGTCTTTGATCCTCGTATTGCAGATACGATGGGTAAGTTTGCTAAAAAAGGAACTATGTTATATGTCGAAGGTGAAATTGAAACTAGATCTTATAAAGATGCTAGTGGCAATCAAAGATATGTAACAGAAGTAGTTGTTCCAAGATTTACTGGTGTTGTTAGAATGGTTAGTCCTAAAGATTCTGGTGGTGCAGCTCCTGCTCCATCAAATCAAGGATCTAACGATTTTGATAATCAGTTTTAAATATTTGTAGGTTGTAATCACTAGAAATAGTGTCGGATACATACGTTGTCGTAAAACACCATGGTAATCCTACAAACCTTGTTCCCTTAACTGGGAGCTCATAGGCAATCACACGATTGCTCCTTTCGACTAGAGGGAGTTGCCCTAGGTTTTCTTAACGTCATTCCTAGGGATTCCCCTCTAGTTAAACAAAATTTGTCTTGACGAATAGGTAACCTAGAACCTGTATGTATTAGTACTGCTCTCTTGCTGAAAATGCGATTAACAGGAAAAACAGCTAAAGGCCTGGTGCTGATAAGATCATGCGAGTAAGCATCAAGTAGTCCAGTAAGGTTAAATAGTAATATACACCTGTCATGGTTTACTCTACTTGGTGTTTACTTTTTTTTCTTAGTGTAATTCAAAATATTGGTGTGTTTTTGAGAGTTGTCTTCTAAACCATGTTCTCCAAATATTCCATCAGACCAAATTTCTTCAGGTTCAAAAAAAGGATCTATATTATAGACGTTTTTTGGATCATAAGGATTTGTATTATTTATCTGATATTTAATTCCCATTCTTTTACAAATTAAATTAATCTGTTTTCTGAGATACTTCACTTCTTCAAAAACCTCGTAAAGCTTACGATAATGATAATCAGTACCAGACATAAGTGCGTTTAAGTAAATCACAGAATACCCTACCCTGTCAATATGAAATCTATCTTAGATCTAAAAAAAGAGTTTAAAAAACGAAACTTAAGACTCACACATTGCCAAGAATCTTTAGCTGAATTAAATGATTTTTTAACGATTGATTTGCTTCGCCATAATAATGTAGATGCACTTCTAGTTGCATTAGTTTCAGCAGCAATGACTTTATCATCTCAATATAATAAAAAGAAATTTTTTATTGATTTATTATCTTCAGCTTTAGCTACAATTGAAGCCGAAAAATATGTAGATGACGGTAAAAAACTTAATTAAACTTAAAGGTAATTTTAGTATGGGCTTTTAAAAAATTCATACATTGTAATATATGTTCTACATTTACATCTAAATAAGCAATAACTAAATCAACAGAAGGTCTTACGTTTACTACCCTTTTATCTATATCTTTGGTGTCTATATAAGTTGGATCTAATTCAATAAAATGGCCACTATCTTTAAGTTCATTAATTATACTATAAATTGTTTTTACAGATACTCCAATTTTTTGAGCTAAATCTTGCTGATAAACTACTTTATGTGTTGCAGAAGCATGAATTACCAAATGTAATAATTGCCATCTATCTTTAGAATAGAATGGTTTTAATATAGGTTTGCTAAAATAGCCGTCAAACCAATCTAAATTTAAATCAGTTACTTCTTCACTTACTTTGTAAATTTGCTCTATATTACTTTCTTTTAACAAGTGTTCAGCACCTATTTTTTTATAAACAGGTCTTGCTTTTTCAAGAAAATCTTTGTGTCTTTGTTTTTTTTCTAGTGATATATTGTCGTTTGAATGTTTAATCATTTTCATAATATTATTTTATAACATAACTACGCACAAGATTACATATTTACCTGTAAATTATTCACATATACTGGGGATAATACCAATATCTATTTAAAGGACTCTAATAGAGTCTAGGATTAGCAATAATTTTAATGCATAGGCAAGGTCGCATTTTATCTTAAATGACTCTCTCCGTTGCTCTCAGAGTCTTTATCAGCATCAATTTTCATGCAAATATAGTGAGCATGGCCAGATTTGTAAAAACTGACAAAACTATCAGTATTGATGATTTCTTTCTTGCAATACTTACAGTGGCCTACTGTAACGATAATTTGTTTAGGTTTTACCCAAGTCTTCTTCTTCGAATTGCTCGGCATTTGGTGTGTTATTTTTTATGTCGTTTAAAAAAGCTTCTAACTCATTTTCATAAGACATATCTTCAGCATGTTCTTTCTGCTTACGATAAGTTCTTTTATTCGAGGATAAGTTTTTTGATGCTTTTGCTGCCATCTATATTTTCCTCTAGTTCAGCTTGAGATTTAATGCATTGGTAACTTACATTGTCATCTATTTTTCTAGATGCAATTCTTTTACCTTTTAAACATTCACTCATAGATTCTTGTATTCTATGTTCTTTAATTTCATTATTAACAATCATTAAAAGAGCTACTACAGTTTCGATCATTAATATGCCTTTCCGTTTTCTCTTACTTTGTCTTTTAATTTTTCTATATCATTTAAAGCTTTATCTAATTGTTCTTTTAAAAATTCTATATTAACTTTATTAGTCATATTCATTTCTTGAGTTGCTTCCATTTTTTCTACAGTCTTATAAAGATCTTCGATTAAAAAATGTTGCTCCTGGTCAGTAGGTACTTGCTCAGATTTCTTAAGCAAATCATTTTCAAATAACTCACGAGATGTTTCGAGTGATACAAGTCTAGCTGTAATTTCAGTGAAAGCGAGTACTCCTGCTGCAACAAGTACGATTAAACTAGCAACCGTTTTCATTGGCATCTGCACAGCTGCTGATTCCGAAATGTTTAATGGTTTGCTTTTCATACAAAGTTAATAGTTGTTAAAATTATTAATGATGACCACAATAAAGTTAGAAAAAAATAAACACCTAACTTTATATACTTCATTTTTTTTTAAGTTTATTCATTGTAGTTACACCAAATGATGCACCTACTATTGTTAAAATAATGTAAAAAAACATTGGATCTGCTTTTTGAAGAATATCCCAACCTCTATCCATAGCATTTTGTGCTGGTGGCCAGAAATGTAATCCCATTAAAATTGTGAAAAAAATACAAAGCCATTCATCTTTATATGAATGCTCTTGTTGTTTTACTTGTTCTAATTGTACTTTAACTTTTTGTATATCTACACTATTAGCTGCTTGAATTTCTTTAGCTCTAATTATTTTATCCTTTTCCATTTTGTGTTGGATTCCTCCAATCACTTTAGATCCGATCATACGAGTAAGAGGATTTTTAAGAATAGGTAAAATAAAATTAAGCATTAGTATTTCCAAACATTAGGTCTAATTACATACTTCTCACCCTGATCTATTGTAAGAAAGTCTATATGAGTAAATGTTTTAGCAACACCTATACCCATAGCTCTTGGATTGTAATGTAATGCAAATCTAATTAACTCATATTGTGATTGAGTGTTTGTTCCTATATCTACTGCAAAACCTGTTGTATGTGGGCCATCTGAACCTGTGCTAGAAACTTTAGCATTATGTTCAGGAGATCTATAACCAGATGTAATACTTACACCTTTACCTACATGATTACGATAAGCTTGAACAAAGTCTAATACTATTGGCGATATTTTTAATGCATTAGTTCCTTGACAAGCAAATTCACTTGGTTTGAAATTATACCATCTAGCTGTATCCCATTGATCTGCGTGTGTTATCATTTAAACATCCATGATAAATACCATTCTTTAAATGCATTCCATTTTCTAGCTATTGCATCTTTAGCTAATGATATTTTTTCTTTTATTTTATCCATATTGTTTCTCCAATCTGTCCATAGAAATAAATTGACTTTCTTGAATGTGGTTATCCCATATTCCAAGCTCAACTATTCCCCAAGACCA